GGGGGCGTTGACCCACCACCATCCCCCGGGGGTAGGGTCTGATTTCAGACTATCGGCGACGCTGGCGCCAAACTGCGCATCAGTTGCCTATTCTCTCCGATGCGCAATTCCGAGCCGATCGCGCAAGTATCCGGAGTTGCGTGTATTCTGCGCATCGCCAGTAGCGCACGCACCCCCGCGGGACAGCACTTCGCCCCCGCGGGTATAACTATGTGACGCGATTCAGCGGACATCACCCCCGCGGGCGCTGCCCCCTACCTGCGCATATTGCGCATCAATGCGGAAAATGTGTAGTTGCCTATGCGAGTCACCGGTAATGCACACGAGGTGCGCATGCGCAGGTAGTGTGCATATGTGGCGAGTGTGGCATGGTTGGCACACGCATTGCATGCGTGCCCCTAGGGGCATGCCCCCCGGGTGTGTCCCCGAAGGATGCGCAACGCATGCGCAAGTAACTTACGAGCGAAGCTGCGCATCATTGATGTGCAACTATCGAGCTAACTTCAAACGCACCCGAGGGGGGCTGGCTGTTACACCGTCTCAAATTCGCGCCAACTTTTCGACTTCGCCTAACATCGGTTGATGGACGACACGTCCAGCCGACGTGTCGTCCCGGCCGATATGCAGAAGGGTATGACCGACGTCCAGTCATATAGATTGACACTTCCGACCCGGCCGTACCACTTTGAAATAGGCGTTAGCAGGCTCGACGCCGTTGAAATTTTCCCACAAATTTTTAAGGATACCCGCATGACCCTGACCACGAACGTCCGACTCTCGATCGCCATGTTCCTCACCTTCGCCATCATGGTCTTCGCCGGCCGGGCTGGCGCCGAGCTATTCGTCCTCACCCCCGACGCGGTCACCGGGCAGGTCGAGTTCCACGTGAACACGAACACGAACGACGCTCGCTTGACGAAGACGTGCGTCTACAGGATCGACGCGCTCTCCCCCGACGTGGACGTGCCGATCGCGTGCGTCGACGTGTCAGCCGGCCGCGCGCCGGTGGGCAGCGAAATCTCCCCGAGTGGCGAGGGCGTCTTTCTCGCGATCCCCGCCGCGGTCTCCATCCTCGCGGAAGATCAGATTTTCGGCGTGAAGAACATCGCGACCGTAGCCGGCGTGGACGTCCCGAGTATCATCGGCCCGAACACCACGGTCCTCCCGATGGGCGTCGTCGCTCCGCTCTTCGTCGTACTCGGGCAGTAAACGTGAGTGACACGGGCCTTGCTTCGGAGACATCACGCCGCCGGCGCAACGGCGAGAGCGAGTTGGTCTCGATCGACTCGGTCCACCAGAACATTCACGACGGGCTCTTCTACACGTCCCGCCGGAACAACGCGGCTCTCGCGAACAACGCGTCGATAGACGTTCTCTTCCGGGTAGTCGACGGCGCGCACGCGCGCGTATCAGCTTCACTCGGGGGTGACGGCACCTTTCTAGGATACTCCGGCCCGACCACGACGGCGGACGGGACAGCGGTCCCCCGAAATAACCGGAACCGGTTCAGTACCAACACCGCGGCGTCCCTTGTGTTTCACACGCCCGCGGTTTCGGTGGTAGGGACGTTGCTCGTCGAACAATATGTCTTCGGGGGTTCCGGTGGCAAGGCGATCGGAAGTGATATTGACACCTTCCTTGAGTGGATCTTGAGCCCCGGGGATTACCTTATGCGGTTGACTAACACCTCGGGGCAGGTCCAACGCGCGGGCCTTGCGCTTGATTGGTATGAACGGGCGGTATAATGTCGACGTCGGATTTCTTAGAAGCAGCAATCGGGAATCACTTTTACAATGGGATTCCGGCGGCGTCACCCGCTAGCGTGTGGGTCGCTCTCTTCACCACCGCGACCGACGACGCCGACGCCGGCGGAGTTGAGGTGTCCGGGACGAATTATAGCCGGGTCGAAGTAACTGCGGGCTTCACCGTCACGAGTCCGGCGGGCACCTACATCAACAATGTTGATATTGTCTTCCCGCTTGTGGGAGTTGGTGGATGGGGAACGATAGTTGGCGTGGCGACATACGACGCGGCGTTAGGGAACCTGCTAGACCACGGCCTAGTGATTCCGAACCGACTGATAGTCGAGAACGACGTGTTTCAATTCGCAATCGGCTCTCTAGTCATTCAAAAGTCGTAAGGTCTAAACGCCGCGACCACGACGACGACGACCACGACGACGACGATGATGAAGACGACGACGACGACGACGACGACGACGACGACGACCACGGCGACGGTGGTGGGGGCGAAAGGCCGGACGTAGTGAGAGAGAGTATCTCGATTATCGAACCCTTCGTAATCCCTCGGTTGAAGCGTCGCTTCGTAGACGTCCGCGACCTCCCGAAGATTCAAAGCGTTCTCGTGCATAACATATGGTGCGAGCAGCAACGTGTTCGGCTCGCACAACTTCCCGGGAACATACCGTCGTGCGGGGATATATCCCCTCGAAGAGAAGAGCGGGCCGCCCGGGTAATTGTTCGTTACAACAACGAACTGACCACTCGGCCGGACTTAACGTACGCCGAGTTCGAGAATGAAGGCAAAGACCGTGAGTTGAATACCGACCCGCTTCGTAGGAAGGCGCAAGCATTCCTTGGGTGCCGGGATATGTTAACGAACGAGTGGATTGGCGGCGTCCCGTTCTCAAACATCACGATTGAGCGGCGCACGGAAACCCATATTTACGCGAGTATGTTCCCCACGACAGCAACCCCGAAACACCCAGACTTCACCCGTGGACAGACGAACGCAATCAGCCTACAGTGGTTGTTGAACAACGACCTTCCGCTTCGCAACGGAATGATTCTTGACATAGTCCAATGGGACTTCAGGCTTCCGCTGGCCGTCGCGGCGTTAGTCCTCGCGGACCCGTCGGTGAAGCAGACCCTTCGAGCGCTCGGAACTGAGTTCGACATTCTTGGCGGGCCGGACTCTTCGGAACCAAGTACGCCTCTTCGGTATCGGCGGAAGGGGCTACCCCCTGCACCGCCCGACATTGAACCAGACCCGGTTGAGGAAGCTACGGTAGAGGCGACTAACACCCAAAGAAGGTAAGTCGTCATGGGCCTTTCGCAAACTTTTCTACTTAGCCCTTCGACCACTCCAAATGACATCGGCGCTCAACAGTTAATTCTAGTCAATGACCTTGGTGCGGCGCAGTCTTTCGCCGCGCAATTATTTATCGGCGAAGTAGTTAACGGTAAGGCGTGGGACAACTACGGGGGTTATTTCCGCTTCGAGCCTAACATGCCGGATGATGCGGTTATCGAGGCCGTACTATTCGAAGCGTTGTTCTTCGGTTCGTCGGGCTCGTCCGCCCAAAACGTCCAAGGCGGGTTCATCGTCCGAGATGGGACTTGGGACGACGCGGACGGGTTCTGGGGGTACGCCAACCGAACGGCTTTCCCTAAACCTTATGCGGATAATGGCTCTGTCCTAACCCCTGCCCTTTGGTGGGGTTCGTCGGCGGCGTGGGACGCGTCCGAAAACATCGACATAAACGGGATTCAAACCGCCGATACGGTGTTGTCGATAGGTGAAGGGATCGCGTCGACGTATCCCGTCACGGGGTTCACGTCTAAACTTCAAACATATTGGGCGGACGCCGGTAACCGAGCCGCACGCGGAACGGCCGTTACGGCCGATGGTATCCCCCTAGCCTTTCATCTTCACTCGACGGACATCGCCGCCGTAGGGGTGATATCCCTAAAGAGCGGTAGCGGCGATATACCGCACGCCCCGACGCTCACAATCGTTTGGCATTCTCCCAACGGAGAAGGCTCGGCGACCCTATCGTCGACGTCCACGCTGACCGCGGACGGCGCGGTAGTACACGGGCTGAAGGCGACCCTATCGTCGACGTCCACGCTGACCGCGGACGGCGCGGTAGTACACGGGCTGAAGGCGACCCTATCGTCGACGTCCACGCTGACCGCGGACTTGACTCTCGTACTCGCGTCAGGACTCGGGATAGTCGTCGAAGCGGCGCGGGACGACGCGCTCGAACTGGCCGCTCGGACAACGGTCCCAACAATATCGGCGCGATCCAGCGTCGAGTGTTTGACGGGTCGGACGACCACGGCGGCGAGCGCGGCTCGGGAAGCGACTGCCATCACGGTATCCCGTGACGACGACGTGGCGGCGGGGCGCGACGAGGCGACGGCCGCGGCCGGCAGAGAGAGCCCCCAGGTTGCGGCAGACCGTGAGACCACGGCCGAGCCGACGGCACGGGCCGATGGCACGATAGAGACTACGCGAACGACCGTACCGGTGGTCGCGAGTCGGGAAACAACCACCGCCACGGTGGCACGAACTACGGACCCGGTCGACTTGATCGACGACCGGCAGGAAGGGTAGACCTTGGCGACGCTGAACCTTTGCCCGCAAGAGACAGACATTTGTATCTCGCGCGGTGACTCCTCCCCTTTCTCGTTTCAGATGGTGGACTCCGCCGGCGTGGACATTGTCATCACGGGCCGGACGTACATCCTCACCGTGAACGCGAAGAGGAACCCGGGCGTGCTCGACACACCCCTGTTCTCGGTAAACGGTGTTGTGGCTACCCCCCTCGTGACATTCAAACCGACCGAGGTGCAGACCGACGTCTCGCCGCAGGACTATTACTACGACGTTCAGGAGACGAGTGGCACAGAGGTCTTGACCGTGCTGAAAGGGAAGTTCACCGTGCAACAGGACATCACGAAATGAGTAAAGTGACCCCCGTAGAACCAGTGAAGTTCGACCAACGTATTCGGGTATTCTGCCCGAGCGGACAAGTGGCCGAGACTCGGATCGAGTTCGAGGATGGCACGCCGCTCAAGAACGTTCTCCGCGCCGTTATTTCGATGGAGTCTCCGAGGGCCAGAGGGGCTAACGGTGAGACGCCCGACGGGAAATGCTACGTGTTTGTCACCCGGTACGACGCCGAGAACGGTCACATGGAATACGGATTTGCTGAAGCCTTGGTCGGTGCCGGCTGAATCCGTTTGCGCCCACTTCCTCATGGCCGCGAAGCCAGAAGGGGGGGACGAATGCCTCGTGTTATGCGAGCTACAACCACGCCACAAGCCCCCGCACCACGGGCACCTGCGGTACGAAAAAGAGAAAGAGAGCCGATGTATAGACTGGACGGGTGGCCCGGCGTTCGTCGGATTCTTGGAAGAATAGTATGAGGAAGATGTTCCTCGCGGTGGTTCTGGCGGTTAGCCTCACCGGGTGCGCGTCGTTAGGTGCGGACACCCCCCGGAAGAAAGCCGCGGCGGTGGTCAACCTCACAGTGGGCGCCCCCTTCTACGCATTGTCGTACTCCTCGGGATTCCTCTTGAACGGCATTTCGTACGTCACGGCGTGGATATGGGGCGAGCCCGGAACGAACGAAGACGTGCCCCTTTGGTTCTCTTCGGACTTCGGCCCCACCTACGCGTCCACGAATACGCCGTGGTGCTGGCTATACGCGGGGCAAGAGCCAGAGAAGCGAAAGTTTCTGTTAGAGTGGCCCGCTGGGTCGGGCGTTCGTAGCACCATGGGGATAGCGTCCCTCGAACACGAGTGGCCCCCGACGTTCACGTTTTGCAGAACCAAAGTCGGCATACTGAAGAACCGAAGAGGTGACGAGACTTTCCCGGTCGGGGTGCGAAGCCCGTGGCCGTACAACCCTTAGATTGAGACGCCTTGAGCCGGGCGATGAAAGCGCTTGACGTTAGTACGAATTGGTTAGGAACCCCCCTCAAGGGTGGAAACCAAAGGCCACTTATTTTCCCCCGAACCGCATAGCGCCGCACACACACTGAAACCGCCAAAGTAGCGGGGGCGGGCCAAGCGGCGGTATCGGGGAACTTTTTAGAAGGAGTGATTCCATTGCCCAGAGGTAAACCCAACAACCCGAACGGCCGCGGCCCGTTGATGAAGGCCACGCTAGAACGACATATGGGGGCGGAGCCTTCCGCCTATCATTATCAGGCGGCGAAGCACGCGCTTCAGAAGTCCGGGATTACGATCGACTCCTCACGGAATATCCCCCGCGCAGCCAATGTGAAAGACTTGGCGATATGGGTCGACTCGGTCCTATGGTGCGGCGGCGATCAGAACGCGCGGAACGCTCTTCTCGACCGAATGATGGCAAAGGAAGCTCGCCTCATCGTGAACGCGGAAATTGAGTCTCGCGCAAACCTTTCACATAACAGTACGTCCGTTGACGAGGCGGCTACCTACATGGATATGTTGGAGAGAGACGTCAAATCTTAACCGCGGCTGGCGCCGCACAACTGGAGAATTAGATCGTGGACAGTATTCAGGAAATCATCGCGGCCGTAACGGCCCTCGTGCTCTCTATCTCGACCGTCGTGGCTCGGTACAAAGAGACGAGTCAGGAACTCGGATGGTTCCCCCGTCTTCTCAAGACGTTCGACCTCAGTCAGATTTTCGATAGCACTCGCAAACTCGGCGACAAGTGAACGAGGTTCTCGAACCGCTCGTCAAGTACGGGCTACTCGCACTCGGCGCCGCTGGATTGATTTCCGCGGTGTGGGTGCGAGCCCGCAAGGCCATCAAAGATCAAGCGCGTCTGGAGATTGCAAATGAACAACTCGAAGCGCTCAAAGCACTCAGCGTTCGCCGCTCGGGTCGCCGGGAGACTCACGATATGCGCGATGCTCGCCTTCGGCGTATCGTGCGCGAAGCCGAAGATAATGCTTGAGTGCCCCTTCGGCCCGCGCAATGCGGACGCCGCGGCGGAAGAGCTTGCCGGCGCGCTCGACGACGCACCCGCGAACTACACGTGGATCGGGAACGCCGAGCACGAGTGCGGGTTCACCCGTGAGTAGAACGCTCGTCGAGCGTATGGCGGACTGGCGGTGGTGGGGCGAGCAAGTCGCGCACGGCCTTGCCGGCGCGGTCATCGTCGCGTTCTTCAGAGGCCCCGAGGCAATGCTCGGCGCCGCGCTCGGCGATTGGTTCGCCCAACTCGCGCTGACGATTGCGATCGTCGCCGGCGCGCTCCGCGAGATTGTCCAGAACCACGACGACGTCGGGGGTTCACTCGGGGATTCCATCGCGGACTTCTTGTTCTGGACGCTTGGCGCGATCCTTATGTCGGTCGTCTTCTAGCGGGCGTCTTCGACGATCGTCACCGGTAGCCCAAGTGGGAAGCCCAACACGATATTGGCGTCGTGGGGCACTCCCGCCCCCGGATATTTCACGAACGCTTCGCGCGGTGTGACCGGCTCGGGGAACGGTACGGCGCAGCCAGCGGTCAACGACGCTAAAACCGCGGCGATTAGTGGTTGCATTCGACGCATACTTGTGTTTTTCCTCTGCGGGAATCGCCCGGAGAGTTCGGTAAGCAATCGCATACCAAACCCTCCGGGCACTCCGCACGCTTCAAACTCTTCCGCGGTCTGTATCGACCCTTCCAAGCCCTAAGCGGTTAGGCGGGCATGTTCGTGCTACCTCGACAGTGACTCTACAGGGATACACCCGTGAGGTGTCGCAGCCACCGGGCCTATCGGCCCACTTCCCGCGCAGATGGTTGTCGGTATTCACTAACGGTACTTCATTCGATTCTCCTCCCCTAGTCTAAGGGCTATTCAGAACTATCCGGGTGAGGCACCGGCGGACCTTGATAATGAGGGTTGGGATGGCACACGTCTCGATCGGTAACGATCCAAGCCGCGTGAGGGTTCTCTTCGGCGCGTTGTTGAGCATCGGCCTTATCCCAATCGTTTTCGGTCCCGTAGTCGTCCATTCCGTTCTCCTTCTCTGTTTTAATACCTATCGGCCATGCGCCAAAGGACTGTAGCACAATGTTTCGATTCATCGGCGAATTCTTTCTCATCCTCGCGCTCGCGCTCGCGCTCACCCTCGCAGGGTGCGTCCCCTCGGGGGGTTTTGGGCCGCCGGCGGCCGCGGAATGCCGGGACGAACTCGCCGCCCATTGCAAAGAGACTTGTACCGTCGAGGGCGCCTTCACCGTCGGGTATCTCTCGGTCTATCCCTTCGCGAGTCTGAAATGCGTCTGCAAGCCGATCAACGAAGGGACGCCGGGTCCAGCCCCCAAGAAACCCGGGGTCGTGTTTTGAGTCTCTTGACGTTCGGCCGTGGTGGCCTCAAGTCCGCACCCCGCGCCAAGACGCCCCAGAATGCCTCCAATTCGCGTTCGATCAAGAAACCCGTCGGTGAGCCAACCTCCCGCGCGTCGCGCGGCACGGTGGCCCCTATGGGATCGTACACCCGCGTCTCGACCGTGTCGGCCGGCGTCGTCCATCGGAACCCAACGAAGGTACTCTGACCGTGGCGGAAGAATGGCCCCCCGACTACGCCGCGGTCTTCCGCGAACGAAAGAAAAGGCTTCAAGGGCTTCGCGACGGCGTCGATAGCGCCTCGTGGGAAAGCGCGTTCGCGTATTACAAGACGCACCCGATTGAGGCGATCGAACATTGGGTGACGACGTACGACCCGCGCAACCTGAAGAAGTCACTTCCGGTCTACATGCCCTTCATGCTCTTCGAGAAGCAAAAAGACTACATTCGGTTCCTTCAGGACCGAATGGATTGGGACGAGGAAGGCATCGTCGAGAAGTCGCGTGACATGGGCGTCACGTGGGTATCGGTCGCGTTCGCGTGGTGGTTGTGGACATTCCACCCCGGCGCCAATATATCGTTCGGCTCGCGCGTCGAGCGGCTCGTCGACAAGATAGGCGACAACGACTCGATCTTCGAGAAGTTTCGCCAGTTGATGCGCTACCTCCCCCGGGAACTCCGGCCGGTGGGGTGGAACGAGAAAGAACACTCGGCGTACATGAAGATCCGAAACCCCGAGAACGGGTCGACGATCACGGGCGAAGCGGGAAAGAACATCGGCCGAGGCGGTCGCTCGTCGATATACTTCATCGACGAAGCGGCCTTCATCGAATACCCCGATCAGGTCGACAAGGCGCTCTCGGAAAACACCGACTGCAAAATATATGCGTCCACGCCCAACGGGACGGGGAACCCCTTTTACCGGAAACGGTTCGGTGGGAAGTTTCCAGTCTTCACGTTCCATTGGCGGGCCGATCCGCGTAAAAACGACGCGTGGTACGTCAAGAAACAGAATACTCTCGAAGCAGAAGTGCTCGCGCAGGAAGTCGACCTCGACTACGAAGCGAGCGCCGGCGACGTGGTCTGCCCGGCCCTTCATGTTCGAGTTTCACAAGAGCTTCGAAAGTTGCTCAAGCGAGAGGGTCTCCTCCCGACTGCCGTCGAAGGCATTGCGGGTCTGGACGTTGGCGCCGGTGTGGCACCTAGCGTCTTCGTTTCACGATACGGTCCCGTGGTGGAACCAACGGTATCGTGGACACTGGACGACTCGATCAACACGGCTGGCCGCGCCGAAGAGCTTGCGGTTCAATCAAAATGCCCGATAGTCAAGTTCGACTCGATCGGCGTGGGGCGGGGCGTAGCTTCCGCTTTCAAGCGCTTGAACGGGGCACGCTTCCAAGGTGTCAACTCCGGGGACCATCCGACACGAACGAAATGGGAAGACGGCAAGCGGGCGAACGAGAAGTTCGTGAACCTGAAGGCCGAATTATGGTGGATTGTACGGGATCGCCTGTTATGCACCTATAAGCATTGGCTTCACATGAACGGCGACGGTGGTATCGCCTACGAACTCGAAGACCTCTTACTTCTGCCCGACGATGTAAATCTCGCGGCGGAGCTTTCTCTGCCAAGGTACATGAAGACCGAGACAGGAAAAGTACAGATTGAGTCCAAGAAGGCCATGTTGGCCCGCGGTATCCTATCCCCGGATCACGCCGACGCGCTCATTCTGACATTCGCACCCGTGCCTGCTAGGCGTGGGTCAAACTCCACGACGGGGCACCAATAGCAAATGTCTATTGACAGCAAGCATCCAGACTTCTCCGAGGTCGCAAGCGACTACCGCGTGATGCGGGACACGGTCGCCGGCGAACGTCGAATAAAAGAGGCCACCTTCGCGTACCTTCCGGCCACGACCGGGCAGGTTATAGACGGGGCTTTGAAGAACACAGGTTCGCCCGGTTGGTCGGCGTACGTCAACTACCTCGCGCGGGCGCGGTTCCCCGACCTCGTGAAACAGGCGGTCGGAACGCAAGTCGGCGTTATGGTGCGCGAGCCCGCAGTCATCAAACTCCCGGCGGTAATGGAACCGCTCCGGAATAAGGCAACGCGGAAGGGGGAGTCTCTTCAGGCTCTCCTCCGGCGGATCTACGAACAGCAACTTAGCTTCGGGCGCATCGGTCTCCTCATTGACTTCCCGCAAGATCCATTCGCAGCCGAGCGGGCGCAACTCCCGCATATCGTGGAGTACGACGCCGAGTCGATCATAAATTGGGACGACGAGCGCTTCGCCGAGTATGGCACGAACATTCTTAGCTTCGTCGTGTTGAATGAGACGGTTCAGGTCCGGGGGAAAGACGGCGCCGAAATGTTCGACTGGCAGGAAGAACGGCAGTTCCGCGTAGCCATGCTCGAACAGGTGGACCCGCAGTTCCCTATCGGGATTTCCAACCCACTCGTATACAAAACGTTCGTGGAGAATGACAACGTACGGTCCGAAGAGGTGACGCCAAGTTTCAAAGGCGTTACGATGGAAGAGCTACCTTTCACGTTCATCGGCTCGAATGACTTGAATGCGAAGCCCGACGAGATTCCGCTTCTCGGACTCGCGCGCCTCGCGTTACATATCTACCGCTCGGGCGCCGATTACTACCACGCGCTCCACGTCATCGGCTCCGATACGCTAGTTATTTCCGGTGATGAACTTTCGGCGAATGGCGACGTGAAGGACGAGAGCGAACCCACCCGCGTCGGCGCGGGCGCGGTCGTCCGGCTCGATGATAATGGCAAGGCGTACTTCATCGGGATCGACTCGAAGGGAATCCCCGAGCAGCGGGCCGCGATCCAGAGTGACTTGGTCGAAGCGCGCGAGCATGGCGCCCGACTCCTCGAACCCCGTAAAGGTCAAGCCGAGTCCGGCGAAGCCCTCCGGGCGCGGATTTCTTCCGCCACCGCGAACCTTCACCAAATTGCGCTCACGGGCGCTGCCGGGCTCGAACATTCACTCAAGCAGATCGCCACGTGGGTCGGGGCGAACCCCGACGACGTTGAAGTCATACCGAACCTCGACTTCACTCAATCCAAGATTGACCCGAAGAAGGCAAAGGACTTGATTGAGGCTAAGCGAGACGGCGGCCTCAAGATTTCCGACGTGTCAATCCATGCGTGGATGCAGGATAACAACCTAACCCGGTTGACGTTTGAGGAAGAGCAAGAGGCACTTGACGCAGAGGAAGAGCCGGTGAACACCGTGCCCGCCCCGGTCGTGAACATGGTAGACCCGGCGATACCCGCCGAGGCTGCCGAACCTATCCCGCCGGAAGAGCCCGCGGAATAACATCGGAACCCCCTAGTTCCGAGCGGCCCGCAATGAAGTGGTGCCGCACTCATGGAGAGGAATTTTTCTTATGTCGTTGAAAATGGTTGTTGAGTCACTCGAAGACGTGCCCTCCGAGGCGCACAGTTTCTACGAAGAGCGGGACGGCAAGTTCCAACTTCAGGTGGACGGCGCTTTTTCAGTAATCGACCGAAACAAGTTGCAGGAATCGCTTCGCAAGGAACGCGACCTTCACGGAACCACGTCGTCGAAGATCAAGGCTTTCGGAGACCTCACCCCCGAGAAGGTTCACGAACTTCAGGACGCGCACGACCAACTCGCGGTCGAACTGTCCGCCATCAAGAGAGAAGGCGGCCCGACCGGAGAGGATCTTGACAAGATCATCGAAGCCCGTGTAGTGGCCCGCCTCGCTCCGGTTCAACGCGAACTTGGTCGATCCAACGAAGCCGTTCAGGCCCTCACCGGTGAGCGTGACTCACTTGCGCAGGCGCAGGCGAAAGACAAGATCCTTCGCGAAGTCGTTGGCGCGTTCGGGGTCAAGGAACTCGGCGCGAACCCCGACGCCCGCGTGGACGTCGAGCTTTGGGCCACGAGCGCCTTCGAGATTGGCGAGGACGGCGCGGTTGTGTCGCGTGAAGCTCCGGGAGTCGTTCCCGGACTCAAGCCGACCGACGTCTTCAAAGACATGAAGGACAACAACCAACGCCGCCATTGGTTCGGCCCGACGGTTGGCGCCGGTGCCAATGGTAATTCCGGCAACGGTCCCGAGACCGGGGCGAACCCGTTCGCGCTGAACCCGAAGACCGGAAAACCCACAAATCTCACGCAGGCTTCGGCGATGTGTATCGCCGATCCCGCCCGAGCCAAGCGCCTCGCGACTTCCGCGAGGGCGCAAGACTTCTTTCCGAGCCTTTTTAAGTAAGGCACAATCAACCCGTATGCGGACCCATGAGGGGACGTTAGGCGGCGACCCACGGACAGCCATGGTGCTTGTCCCACCAAACGGGTGCGGAATACTTCCGTGCCCCCCACTCACACCTTTTAAGGACATTTTATCATGGCACTAACCCAGATTGCGGATATCATCCCGCCCGACGTATTCTCGGACTACGTTCAGCTTTTGACTGCCGAGCGTTCGGCACTCATTCAGAGTGGCGTCGTAGAGGCGTCGCCTTTCTTCGACAACCTTTTGGTTGGCGGGGGCACCATCTTTCAGGTGCCCCACTTCAAGGATCTCGACAACACCGAATCCAACGTTTCCACGGATCAGGACTTCGGTGTCAATGACATGGCCCCGGTCAAGACCACGACCGGTCGTGAGATTGCCATCCGGCTTTCGCGCAACCAAGGTTGGTCGAGTGCGGACCTTGCCGGCGACCTCGCCGGTGCGGACCCCATGGAGTCGATCGCTTCGCGCGTGGCGAACTATTGGGTTCGTCAGGCACAGACGATCGTGATTTCGTCCATTCAGGGCGTCATCGCAAACAACATCGCGGCCGACGCCGGCGACATGGTCGTTGACATCACGAACGGTGCTGGCGCCGTCACCGCGGCCAACCTGTTCTCTGCCGAGTCGTTCATCGACGCGATTCAGACAATGGGTGACGCGGGCGAAGACCTCGTCGCAGTTGCGGTGCATTCGGTGGTTTATCGCCGCATGCA